TCTTTAATAGTGAGAATACTTCTTCTTTCTTTAAGTCACCTTTCATGTAACCTAATGCTCTAGCTTCGTCTTCTCTTATATCAGCAAACATAGATTTTATTCTAGAGAATGGTGTATGATGTACTCCTGCCATTACTTGAGCAACCCATCCTGTGTCCCTCTTGATGAATTCTGGTACGTTATTCATGTTTCTGTATTCAGGGAATAACATAGATATACCTTCGCCTTCAGCGTTAGGTTTTATACCATATGTGTCATATATAGCATCCCCGTGTTCGTCAGCATGTTGTAATACTGCTTCTTTTAAAGACCCTATTCTTTTAGCGTCTCTTAATATGTTTTCCATATCAGCATGTGATAATACGTTTTGGTTATTTTGGTTATCATTCTCAAATACATTATGTTTCATTTCTTCTTCTCCTCCATTATCAATATTTGAATGTTGTGCTGCATTTTCTTCTAAAGCTTGCCCTATAAGAGCATACATAACGTTCTTTTGTTCTTCAGTCATAGAGTCAACAACATCTTGGACTGTTTTTTCTTTATTGTTGTCTTCCACTTTCTTATCCTCCTCTTTCTTATCATTTTGAATTTCTTCATCGGCATGATAAAGCTCGATGTCTTCTCCAGTGTATATAACACCTTCTTCGTCTGAAGTTTCACCGTGTCTAAGAATAGAGTCTATGAAAGCTCCAGGATTTGCTCCTGCTAGAACTAAACTAACTTCTCTTATGACACCATGTTCCACATTTCCGCCTTTTTGTTTTAGTTGATTTGCATATATAGATAGAGCTGTAACGTCACCATGCTCAACTAGCATCTTAGCATTTTTACCAGCTTCTGTATCGTTGAATGTGCAGTATGCATAAACGCCGTTATCTCTATTTTCTAATAACGCATGACCTAAAACATTAAGTGGATCGTTGTGTTGATGATTCCAAACTAAAGGTACTGTCTGTCCATCGTTGTGTTTGAAAGCATCTTTCATGATAGTTCTTCCGTCTGAGCATTTTAAGTTATTCTTAGTTGCCCATCCGCTAAAATCATACTTCATCCTTATCGCTTACCTCCTTTTCTATAGTATTAGGTTTCTGTTCAACCTCTTCATTAGATTTGTTTAAGTTCTTGTTACGTAACTCATCTGCTTCTGGGTCATCGGAAGGTTTGATACCTACTATTTGTCTTATTTCATTCGAAGATAAGATTTCGTTACGTGTGAATTTATCCGCTATTTCTGCCATTTCGTTAACAGGTACAAGTTTGAATGGGTCCCTGAAGAACTTGATAGCTTGTCTCTGTGCTCTAGCAGTTTTCGTTAAGAACTTACGATTCATCTCATCTACTATAGCTGCTATTATAGGTTCTATAGTACGATTGTAGTAATTCAACATAGTTTTATCGTCAGCGCTACCATCTAGTATAGCTTGAGTCAGCCCAAGTTGGCTGTATAACATATTTGTCAGGTATTCGATCTGGTGCATTAAGTTGTTCTCAGCAGGTCTATTTAACTGAGTTATTCTTTCTGTACCATCAGTATAAGCTATACCGTATTTTGAACCAGCAAGCTGCATCTCTATGTCTTTTCTTCTGTCTTCTGCTTGTTTACGTCTAGCTTCGCTCTTTATAACGTAAGGTAATTGTATTATTAAGTCTAGTTTTCCAGAACCTGACTGCTCATCCACTACGTCTAATAAATTTAACTTACGTATAAGACGTTGCATAGTAGAGTTGTGTTCATTAATGACCGCATATAAAGGATTTTCTATTATAGCCACTGTGGTTTTAGGAAGAGTCACCTCTTCATGGATACCTTTTTGGTCATTGTATAATCTAACTCTCACGTGTGCCGGATACCATTCTATGATTTTACCAACCCTCATGGTATTTATTTCATAAGAACCAGATACGTTGGGGTTGATGGTTGTATCTACCGGCACTATAGCAACACATCCTTCATCCAACATGGACATTACCACATCTTGTAAGAATGCTCTACCTGTTTGGTCAATGTTCGCTTCAACATTCAAGCAGTTTTGTAATCCGGAGTTTATCTCTTCAGTGTATCTACCATTCTCATCAAGTCTTACATGTTTGATTGATATGGCTGCTACATCTAAAGCCAAACGGTTATATACAGATGTTACTATTGATCTTTCATTACCTCTTGTGAAACGAACTCTGTCTGGTTTATTATAACTAAAATAACCCATATCCTGATACGGACGTCTTCTATCGTTATCCAAGAAAGCATTCCAAGCATGTTGTAATCTATCTGTTATTCCCATTTTGAATCTTCACCTCCTTTATTATTCAAAGGCATCTTTGTTTAGTTTATACGCAACATAACCATCCATCATAGCTGCCACGGCGTCTATCTTCTGGTCATATCTTTTCTTTAGTAACTTTCTATTACCATTTGTATCTTCTAAAGTTATACAGTTACCCATGGTAAAAGTCATTAGTTCTTCATCGAATATCAGCATACGTTCCTCAGCTAGTTTCTTAAGTTCTCCTAATGGGACAGACTCAGTCTTAGCACCTTGTATTACTTTTTCTATACCGAATGGTCCGTTTTCTCTTTCCCAACGTTCAACAAATGCTCTGGCGTTGTACGGGTCAAACCCAAAGCAACGAACATCGTATTCTCTTTCGATTATATGCGCATCTAAGTCATCATAGACTTGCTCCATGTCAAGTACAGTTCCTTCCATTACTATTAGACTTCCTTCCCTCATAAACTCATCGTATTTTAAGCGCATCGCACCGGGAAGTTTTCGTAATGTTTTATCGGTAATGTAGTTTCGAGTCTTAATACCGAACGAACCATCTCTTAGCGGGAATAAGAATGTGAATGCACAGAAGTCATCCCCTTGTGATAAGTCGGCTCCGAGCGCACAAGGCATTCCCCAGAAGTCTCTTCGTCTGTGAGGAAGAGTTTCTTCATAAGTAAAGAAGTAAGTGTAACCTTCCATCGGTATTCCGAAACGTTTAGCTAGAATATCATTACGCACTGCTGGGTTTTTCTCGGCTCTTTCTACATCTAGTTGGTAAGTCTCATATGTTACTGTTTTTCCTATGTTCGGATTCGCTTTCATCCACGTATTAGGGTCCCCGACTTCTTCGACTTCGTCTAGTCTGTAGTACCATATGGAAACGTGAGGGTTGATGTAGTCCCCTTTAAGGATGTCCATTAACTCCATTTTGATTGTATCGCCGCTTCCATTCCTTACAGTCCCTTCAGAACTCATTGCTACTATTAAATAGTCGTCTAGTTTAGAAGCCCCTTGCTCTATGGCACCTATAACGTCTTCTCTTATGTCTCCCGATAACCATTCATCGACTGTTGCGACCTTACATCTTAGCCCTTGTAATTTATTAATATTCATCGGTCTTATCTCTAGTAATGAACCAGTAAGAAAGTTCTCTATACCTTTCTTAGTTGATGCTAGTTTTGTCCTATTAGCTTTAGAACCAGTTGTATTTTGTATAGAACCCTCGGTTAAGAACTTAAAGAGAGGTCCTTTTGCTCTCGTGATAGCAGTTCTAGCCGGCGATAGTATCTCTTCTGCTTGTTTCATTGTTGGCGCTGTCGTTATTTGATGCGTTGTGCTGACATCCACGTTTAAATAATAGTTCTGTATAAGAGACCCGTACATTGACTTAGCCGCACCCCTAGCTACTATCAAGTATTGTTTGTTAATCAGTCTCTTCTTTATCGTTTTAGTTACGTATTTGCCACCATGCCCATCTGGTGAAGGTTCAAATACACTTCTTTCGACGAAATAATACCAACCAAACACTTGTTCGGCCCATAGCTTAAATGAATCCAATAAGTGAAGGTCTGAACCATCAGTTAAAGTTAATTCTTGCTCGCAAAAATCAATGAAACCGTTTATAGCTTGGTCGTCGTAATATATTCCAGGATTCGCAATCAGGTCATCGATTCTGTTCATCTCCATGGAAATCTCTCTACATACTGGTATCTCGCCTCTTATTACAGCATCTCTGAATTTACCATAGTAAATCGGAGTGGCAGTATTCGATAACGCCATTTTGAATTCCCCTTTCGTATATTAAGTTATTATTTCTTACTTTTCTTTAGTGCTTCGTCTATACTCTTTTTAGCATAGTTTTTAAGGTATTCTTTAGCTAGTTCTTTTCCAACATTTAAAAGTATATCGCTTACCATTTTTTTACCTATACTTTTATCCTGAGCAGTTAATTGTGTATATTGTCTCTCCATGTTAAGACGATTTAATCTATCTCTAAGTTCTTTATCGCTCATTGCTTTAACGGACTTGGCGTCATGTGATTTACTATAATCTTCATGTACTGGACCGTCATACTGTTGTCTTTTTCTACCAAGCGGAGTAAGCGAACCATCTTTATTCTGGAATCTTCTAACACCCCACTTTTGACCTTTTATACCATGGTGTTTAATATAGTTACTCACGCTATTCACCTCCTTTCGGAGAGTCTCCTTCCAGGTAAAGGCGCCATTCAAGTTCTGAAATCATTCGATTTATACTATCTACCAATATACCGCTTCCCGGTGGGTCGAATAATAATCTCACTCTAAGGTAAATATAACTTTTAACCATAGAGATCTGTTCCTTATCGATATAATCATCCCATAACTCAGTCCCATCGTAAATTAAGAAACCTTCGGATGGGCCGACGTTAAGTTGATTAAGGATAACCAAAACAGTATTTATATGAATTATTAGGTCTTCGTCAAATGCTCTGTACTCCGGCTGAATTCCTAATAATTTCTTGATTGAATCTAATATACTATCCATTTTGAATCACCTCCTTCGTATCAATAGACATACCCCATTATATCTTTGCCTATTTTTATCCATTTAAGGAGATCATTAACATTGCCATTATTAACCGACGCGTTTTTACCGTTTATGGTTACGTTGTTTTTCTTTAGTATAGCATTCACAGCAGCTAACCCAGCAGATATAGCCACCCCAGTTGCGACTTGTTTAGCTGCCATCGTCATTCTACGTTTCATCTGTGCCTTTTGAGCACTTCTTCTTGCTCCTACTTCTGGCGCTTTTCTAGCTTTTGCTCTTTCATACTGGTGTTGATCAGATAAATACTTGTACTGTTTTTGTAATACTTTATTGCTAGGGTCAGCTTTAAGTTGTTTCTTTACTGCTTTAGCTTCATTTAAGTATTTACGTGACATATCTTTTCCTACTTCGCCTTTTATAGCACCTTTTCTATACGTAGTATTAGTTCGTAACGCTTGTTTGTATTCTTTATGCGCTTGTTTATATGCTTTCTTTAGTTCTTTATCCCTAGAGTTTCGTTCGTATTCCATTCTAGCTGCGTTTGATTTTTTACCTAAATCTATTGCATTCGCTTTGTTTTTAGCATTCGTATTCCAGTTTTTAAAACTCTTATCGATTTTTTCGTTTTCACGTCTAGCTCTTCTAACGCCCCATCGCATACCTTTTACTCCGTAATGATAAAGTTCATGCGCGCTAACATAAGTCCACATTTTACATATCACCTCCTTACACTATACCGTAGCGTTTTTTAGCCCACTCTTCTCCTTTCTTTTCATAGGCGCTAACATACTTAGCAGCATCTTTTGTCATGGACTTTTTAACTAGCGTAGTCGATTTTATAGATACTGACGCTTTACCGTCTAGTAATATGATGGGCGCATTAACTACTCCTGAACGACTGTCGTATTCATCTCTAAGCATATTAAACCCTTTGTTATTTAATTCTCTATAGAAAGCATTTTTAGACTTAGAAATTTGGTCGTCATATACGAACAAATAGTTAGCGTATGTGTACATTTCTTTTAATTCTTTTTCGCTAGCCTTATTGTTTATCACTTTGTTAAGTTTAGCGTCGAAATTGTCAACAAAACCGGATTCCTCAGCGAAAGATTTCATAAGTTTAAATTCATCGAGAGCAGCTTTATCTTTCTTTAATATATCGAAATACATATTAGCAGCGTCATTTGTAGATGGCGATTTTAACGCTGTTTTGGCTGTTAATTTAAGAACGGTTGACACTTTTTCTTTTGCTAAAATATTCATATATTGGTTGTTATCATTCTTTCCTATAGACGCATATGTTTGTCCTTCTAGTCCTTTTTTCGATACAACGCCGTCCAATATTCTTTGTAATTCAGCGCCTTTTTCTATTTCTATTCTTCCATCATCATATGTTTTATAACGATCTTCGCCATATCTTTTTCTACCAGCTGCCGTTAAACTACCGTCGTCATTTTGGAAACGTCTAACGCCCCATTTTTGCCCCTTGATTCCGTGGTGCTGTATTTCATTGCTCACTGTTATCACCTCCTCCATGGGCAGGTATCATCTTTGGAACGTTCGACCATCTCGCCGAATAACAGATTATCATCTCCATAGTGTATTGCTGAGTGTGTTTTCTTGCTAGTGCAAATTAAATACTCAGGATTAAGCAGAAAGTCGGATTGGTGTATTAGGTCGTCTTTAGTTATAGGATTCATGTGATGTATAATTATTCTACTATCCATTTCTCTACCTGGGATTCCTAAATCACAGGCATTATCTCTTATGATTATCTGACTTCTTAACGATTTCCACTCTTGCGAATGGTAGAATTGTTGATTCAAATATCTCTCAAAGCCGAAAGTCTCCTCTCCTACTTTCGCTACTAACTTTAGATACTTGTATCTCTCTTCGAAAGTTGCTAATTTCATTAATTCCGTATAAGTTCTAATAATCATCGTCTTCATCTTCTTCGTCATTATCACTATTTTGTCCACTGTAGTTCTTCATCGCGTTTATAGCATTAGTGTAAAGCTCTTCGATACGTTTAGCTGATTGTAGATTCTCAGTTTTAGCTTCTATAAGCTCTTTCTGTTTCTCTAATATCTCTCTTTCTATCTTTTCTTTAGTAGAACCAAGTTTCAAGTAGTGTGTAATTACTTGAGATGAGGCAGTCCCTTCGATAAGTTGCTTTTCTGCCAGGTCTACAGCTAGAGATATAAGTTGGTTCTCTCTGGCTTCTGGCGAAGTAGCAGGTCTCATTTTCTTTGGCTGCTCTTTTGGTGTACTTTGTTTTTTCTTAGCCAATCTTTATACCCCCTTTTTACCTAAAAATATACCACTTTACCAGGTGTTTTAGTTGCCTCCGAACGACTTTTCGGCGTTGAAAGGAGAGGGAAAAACACCGAAACCCAAATATCCGGACATTGGGGCTCGGAAGCAACTAGAGCACCTAGTAAAAAGGTCTCTAAAAATCAACCCCCGGAGAATTTTTTAAG